CGCGCAAAGATCATAGAGAAAGCGGGGAAAAAGTGAACGACAACATCAAAGCACGGCTAACCTTTGCAGTAACGCTCATGGTCAGCGGAACCCTATGCTTAACTGTAATTGGTATGGTTGCAGCATTCCTGCTTGGCTTGTGGGCAAAAGAAGTGGACAACGCCGAAATCTTTAAGCTGCTGTCTCCCGCTTTCCAGACCATCATCGGCGGCTTTATTGGGCTGCTGGCTGGTGTGAAGCTGTCGCATGATGAGGATGTTAATCATGGCACTTGACCCAGTAACCGCGCTGTTTGAAGTCGGCAGCAAAGTCTTAGACCGAGTTCTCCCTGACCCAGCGCAGCAAGCCGCTGCTAAGTTGGAGTTGATGAAGCTCCAGCAAAACGGCGAGTTGGCCCAGATTACTGGACAAATGGAGATCAACAAAGTAGAGGCGGCAAGCAGCAGCCTATTCGTTTCTGGCTGGCGTCCAGGTATCGGCTGGGTCTGCGGCGCTGGCTTTGCCGTCCAGTTCGTCATCGGCCCTCTAGCCGAATGGGGTTCATCCTTGGCTGGTCATCCTGTAAAGTTTCCGCAAATGGACACTGGCACCATGATGCCGCTACTGCTGGGTATGCTGGGCCTTGGTGGTTTGCGTACTGCTGAGAAGCTGCAAGACAAGGCATCAAAATGAAAGATAACTGGGAAAAATCTTGTGATAAGGTGCTTGAGTCTGAAGGTGGCTACCAACTGACCACACTTGTTGGCGACTCAGGCGGTCAAACTTATGCGGGTATTGCTCGTAACCCAAACCCTCATTGGGAAGGCTGGGAGTTAATTGACAAGGGTGAAACACCGCCCAAAGAGATAGTCAGGTCGTTTTACAAGGCTAACTTCTGGGACAAGGTTCGTGGTGATGAACTACCCGCTGGCATTGATTATTTGGTTTACGACTTTGCCGTTAATGCAGGAGTTGGTCGCGCAGTCAAAACCCTACAGTCTGCCGTAGGTACAAATCCTGATGGTGTTATTGGCCCTGCAACCATTGCAGCAGTTAAATCAAGCACCGACTTGGTTGAGAAATTTAGCAATGCTAAGGAAGCCTTTTACAAAGGTATTGTTGAGCGTAAGCCAGACCAAGCTAGGTTTATCAAGGGGTGGCTCAATCGGGTTGCTCATGTGCAGACAGCGGCTACTTCAATGCTGGCGTAAACCTAATCATCGACAGCAAGGGTACTCGCCCGTACTAGCTGCATGGCGTCCTTCAAGTCGCCTCGCAGTTGCTCCAAAGCATCTTGCTGTACCTGTAGGCGCAGATACGCCTCAAGCGCAAATTTAACTAGGTTTTCATTTGACCAGGCGGCGAAGTTTGGTAAGTCTTGCATTTGGTTTAGGGCAGTTTATGGTTTGTTGTATGCCCACCGCTGCTCTACAGTGTTAAACGTAAACGTGTAGTCCTCGGCAATAAGTTCCAGCCGCTTAACCGCAGCGTCAATGCCGGTGCCCCACGCCAATGAAGGCCAGTGCGGGTGTGTGTTCCACACACCACCTACGTTAGTTATTTTGATCTCGTTCATGTGTTGAGTTCCTTTGATTTAGCCAACACTGCGCGGGCAAATGCAAACCTATCTTCGATTTCGTCGGGAACCCCCATCCAAATGCTAAAAAGTTCATGCTCCGTCAGGTCAACCCACAGGCGCTGCGCTGGCTGTGCCAATGCTGCTTGCAAACGCACAACTTCCGCCGAAAGAATCTCGGCAATGTCTACGCTGCCGTACCCGCCGCCATCCATGTCATCGCTGTCGTCAGCCGCGCCATTTATCTTGTAACAAAGGCTACGCGCCAAGGCTATGCTGCCGCGCTTCCTGTCCTTTTCTTGCAATGTTGACTCCTGCACTAACTCTGTGTGATGCACAAGGTACATCCCGTCCTCGTCCAGCGCCGCAGCCTTCTTTGATTCGTAGCCTGTCATGTCACTTCCCCCATAAAAGTAAAAAGGCAATCCATGCAACCAACACCACAGCCATTGCGGTAAGCAAGCCTTGAAAGGTGTCAGCCAAGTCGTCTATTGGGTCGTTTAACTGCGCGTCCTTGAGACCATTGGTGTAGGCATCGTTTACTTCTTTGATGCGTTGTTTTCTCACAGGGCAGTCACGCCCTTGTGTGCAGTTACCAAAATCGTTGCAGCAGTTCATTTGTATTCTCCTAGACGTGTGTTCAGACGCTCTATACGGGTCATATTCATGTCAAGCACCGCCTGGGCATACTCTACTGCGCCTTCGGCCTCAAGGCGGTCTAAGTGGGCCTGGGCAAGCTCTTGCTGAATTACCTCGGCTGGTGTTAGCTCTCGGTAGTAATCCTTCAGAAATTTAAGAAATCGCATACCATTCCCTTTCCGCACGTTTAGCATAAGATTTGACAGTCTTACCTGTCAACCCAACTACACCATTACGCTCCATTTCGGGCAAGCGCCTAGCTACTTGGTGTCCGTCCATTACTGCAAAGAAAGCAATCCCGTCCTTACCTAACGGGCCTTGTTCCTGCAATGTTTTAAGAATTAAAGCAGCATGGGCTTTAGCAAGGTCTTTTGCTTCATCAGCCGCTTGCCAGCTTGTGATAGGGTCTGTATTTCTAGCGCGATAGTGTTCCATGTTGCCTCCTAAAACGGCTCGTCATCTTCGGGAAAACCCTTATCTTTAGGGAAACCCTCATCCTTTGGCTTTGGCTCGTTGATGTAAGCCCATCCATTCCATCCGCCTTCCATCAACGGGGTTACATCCAGCTTCAGCATATCGCCGCTTTTCGTTTCAATGATTGAGCCGATACGGGTGTAGCGGTTTTTTGCTTGGCCTTGGGCATTGGTGTATTTTCCGGAAATTACGGAAATTTCTTTTTTGATTTTAGACATGATTAATTACCTTCAATGATTGCGTTAAGTTGTTGAATCTGCACGTTCACTTCGGCTAAGAAATTGACAATTTCCGCCTCCATTTCTTTGATAAACACGTTGTCGCGCTCGACACGTTTGATAAATAGCTGCGCCTTGGCTGGCATCCTGGGGTCAAAGACAACGTAATCGCACCAGTCGCGTTCAGTGCAAGCCATCTGGAATTGCATCTGGGTGTTGTACTTGCTAGGCACTTTGCCTGTCAATAGCGTGTCAATCATGGTCGCGGTGTTTGGGCACTTAATCTCGACCAAGCCAAAAAGCCCAACAAGGCCATCGGGTGAGGCTCCAGCCCACTCAATCTTGGGATGGGGTACAAACCCCACTTCCTCTACCATTTCGCCTGTTTTGGCCTCATACGCTGCCCGTGCAAATGGCTCTTGCTCAGTTCCCCATTCCATCGCAGCATTGGTAAACCCGTCTGCTTTGGTTTGGGTAAGACGTTCACAGATCAGTTGGGCCATGTAGTTATCTCGGCTGGTGGAATAGCCTGACTTGGTTTTTGCCATCAGGTCGGCAACCCGCGATGCCGTTACTTTGCCAAGACGGGCGGTAAACCATAAATCTGTGCCTTGTTCCATCAAGCCAGGCCATGCGTTAGGTAAATCAGACATTTTTAAGTTCCTTTAAGCGTTTGTTTTTTACTGCAATTACTTTTGCTTGGTATATCTGGTCGCCATCGCAGCAGGCATAAGCCCCGTTGTAAGCAAGTTTCAATTCGTCTACCGTTGCACAATTCTCCATAACAACTAATTGCTGCTCAATGAATTTCACGTTTGGTTCTGAAGGCTGGACAACCTCACGCTTGCGGCTGGCGGCGTTACCGTCATCATCCTCCGGTGCAATGCCACAAGCCGCCATTAGGCTGTACCTACGGGCGTAAGTCAGCGCCGAACCGTACCCCTGCGGGTCTTGCTTGGCGGCAGGAACGTGCAGCTTGCCGCATTCAAGCATCTCGCCTGATTCGTGGACAAAGACCGTTTCCACGGTCACGCCTGTATCGTCCTGGCTAGTGCGCTGGATAAGGGCTATTCCTGCGGCATTTAAGCTATCTACAACAGCCTCCACGCAACCGGCAAGGTCAACATACTTTGACCGGAAATGAGGGTTTGTAGACGTTTTTAAGGCCGGTGCAAAGCCGCGCTGGGCTTTCACAAGTGCTGATGCAATGTTTTTCATAGTGTCCATCCGTATACAAGTGCGTAAGCTAAAAAGATGCCGATAGCCACGGCAAGCGAAATGTCTGCTAATTTTTTATTCATCATGCTCTCCAAATTGTTGAATTGATGTCCAGAGGTTGTCGCTCACATCGTCTAAGTTGTCGGACAGGCCGTTGTGAATATCAGGGAAGTTTTTAGTCAATGACCAGTTCATGTCGTTAAGCAACTTTGCCATTTCCAAGGGTGGGATAAATCCGCGCAATAGTGCTTCGCGGAATTCGGTTAGTAGAACGTGTATGTCTCTCATGCTTTGTACTCCAGTGCGCTTAGTTTGCTGATGCGGGTGTTGATGTCCATCACGGTCTTGTTGAAGTCGGCCATTGCCTTTACTTTCTCAGCCTCCAGCGCGGCGATCTGCTGGGCAGTAGGGTCGTAGTTATCTGGCACTTCTATTTCGACATTTTGCTCACAGACAAAGGTGCGGGTGTCATCGTCACTTGCTTTGAACGAATACACTTGGTAAGTGCCTTCGGTGTCCCAGTCGTACTTTTGGTAGTAGACGTAAATGGTGGTTTTGATTTTCATGCTTTTTCTCCTAAAGCAACTTGCGCGCACGCATCACCGCTGCGGCTATTGCATTGCACTTGTCAGAATTGATTTCTGGGAAATTGCATTCAATGTTGTAGCCAAGGCTTTCAACATCCCACCCGCCGGATGACTCTAAACAATTTTCTGCGTGCTTAACCGCATCGCGAGTTACCTTAAATTTATCAATTCGCGCTACTTGATATGCATTCATTTTTAACTCCTAAAAAGACCCTTGCGGGATTGATGGGGCCGAAGCCCCGATGTTTACAAAACTTCTTGTATTTTTACATCGTTGCCGCCAAGCTCTTCGGCTTGTTCAACCAATGCTGCCCAAGACGAATACCCTACGTCATTAGCAAAAATTTCTTGGGCTTGTGTTTGATTAGCGCCAGAATAATTGCCAAAGTCCAACCCGTTGGCGCTGAAGTGGTATGTTTTTGTCATGCTGCTTACTCCTAAAAAGACCCCAAGAAGTTCGGGGCATGGTTGAATTATATCACAATTGTGTAGCCTTGCAACCTTTTTTTAATAAATATTTTTATCGGTTTTGCATTTGCTATAGTTTTTTCCTATAGCCTACACGCTCACAATTGTGATATAATGCGCGGATGGACATATTAGAAATCGCAATCAAGGCATCAGGCGGCACGGGTCGCTTGGCCTACATCCTGGACGTAAAGCAGAACGTGGTTAGCAACTGGCGGCAGCGTGGTGTGCCAAAGGGCTGGGAGCAAGTGCTGCGCTACAAGTTCAAAAAACAGATTGCCGAAGCTGGGAAAGTGGTATAAAGTTAGGGCACGGCTACCTTTAGCGGGGGAAAAGACGACTTATCACCGTCCTGCCGATGCATCTTTTTAGTGATAACAACCGTGATAAAGGTTAACGCCATGCATTACTACCAATTCAACATTGGTGACTATCAATCCCACACTGCGCACCTGACAGAAATTGAGGACTTGGCATATCGCCGAATGCTCGACTGGTGCTACCTTCACGAAAAAGCCTTACCTGTTGACCCTGGCGATGTTGCTAGGCTTGTCCGTATGCGTTTGCATAGCGAAAGCATTGCAAGCGTATTGCGCGAGTATTTCGAATGCAGGGAGGAAGGCTGGATTCACTTGCGTGTTATTCAGGAAATTTTGAAGGTAGGCATCAAGTCTGAAAAGGCCAGCGAGAGTGCCAAGGCTAGATGGGGAAAGGCAAAGGATGCGAACGCATTGCAACCGCAATCCGATAGCAATGCTACCCAAGACCCATTACCCATTACCCAAAACCCATTACACAAGACACAAAAGAAAAATACAGTCGCCCCGCCTAACGGCGTGACGGATTCTGTTTGGCAGGATTGGTTAAAACTTAGAAAAGCCAAACGCGCAGCAGTCAGCCAAACCGCCATTGACGGCATAGAGCGCGAAGCACGCAAAGCAGGGGTAAGCCTACAGACAGCCTTGGAAACTTGCTGTGCAAGGGGCTGGACAGGCTTTAAGGCCGATTGGATGCAAGGCAAGACAGAGCAGAAATCATTTGCTGAAAAGGACTACGATTTCAAACGTGCAAGATGGGAAGCCATGACAGGCAGAACGCAAGGCGAAGAAATGAAACCATTTTTGGAGTTAGAAGATGACACAACCAATTGACCGCTTGTTTGAACGCTTGTCAATGACCTACGGCATTGCTTGGGATAATTCCATAGGCTCAGCCCCGCTAAACGAAATCAAGTCGTTTTGGATGAATCAGCTTTCAGGATTTATGCAAAGCAAAGAATCCATGATGGGTATTTCTTGGGCGCTGAATCATCTGCCGGAACGACCGCCGAACTTGGTGCAATTCAAAAACCTATGCTATCAAGCGCCTGCGGTGGAAAAGCCGCAGCTACCAAGCCCACCAGCCGACCCCGAACGGGTAAAGCAGGAACTGGCAAAACTAGGAGCTATGAACAACGTAAAGCAAGACCCAAAGGACTGGGCGCGGAAAATATTGGGTGACTATGCGGCTGGAGTGAAAAAGTCTCCCACGGTGTTGAAAATGGCCCGTGATGCATTAAAAAACAATGTTCAATGAATCCCGCCAGCGTATGTTTGCCCACTACCTAATGCTTTGCAAAGAACCAGGGTGGAAAGACTACGCTTGGCAGCGGGTAAAAGAGTTAGACAAAGAGCCTGTTTACGCAGGAATAAAGGACTACATCATGGAGCAAATGAAACATGGAGCAATTAAATGAGTTGGCTCTTTTCGCAGGCGCTGGTGGAGGAATACTTGCCGGAAAGCTGCTTGGATGGAGAACAGTCTGCTCCGTTGAATGGGAGCCGTACCCAGCAAGCGTACTGTGCGCCCGACAAAATGACGGATTTCTCGCGCCTTTCCCAATTTGGGATGACGTACAAACCTTTGACGGAAAGCCGTGGCGAGGAATTGTTGACGTTGTATCTGGAGGATTTCCATGCCAAGACATCAGCGCCGCAGGAAAAGGCGCAGGAATTGACGGTGAACGAAGCGGTATGTGGGGAGAAATGGCACGCATCATTTGTGAAGTACGACCCCGATTCGCGTTTGTGGAAAACTCACCAATGCTCACTTCTAGGGGACTTGGAACCGTTCTTGGAGACTTGGCCTCAATGGGGTTTGATGCAAGATGGGGAGTGCTGGGAGCAGCGGACGTTGGAGCAAATCACCAACGGGACAGAATTTGGATTGTCGGTAAGTATCTGGGGGGGGGGGGGGGGGGGGGGGGGGGGGGGGGGGGGGGGGGGCCCGGCGCGGGCCGGCGCCGCGCCCCGCGCCCCCCCCCCGCCCCCCCACACCCCCCAACCCCACCCC